CGACAAAAGAAAGAATAAACTAGATCGACCAGTGAAGGTAAATCGACTAAGAAAATCCAAACCAAAGTGCGCAACGATTAAGTATAACATCAGTGGAAACGTCAAAGTAGGTAGTTGGGCCGACTAATTAAAGTAAGCTCCGCCAAGGCAATTAAGCCATGGTTGTGTTTGCCCAGGTGACCGACTCGTCATCACGGTCGAGTTGTTCCTGGTCGCCTGCGTGACTGGCGGCGTCGCCAGCCAGACTGGCTGTGTCTGTGCCTGCTTCAGCAGAGAAGCTCTCATGCTGGGTGCCGGCATCGGTGAAGGGGGGCTCCTCATTCGTCTGAGTCCCCGCGTACGCTGTTGATGGATTAGCGTAGTTGTTGGTTGCCACGTAGTAGTTCAACTTGTTCTGCATGGCATTGTTCTGTGCTGCGAGGGTACCGTAGGTGCGCACAACCCCCTGGGTGACTTGAAGGGCCATGTTCATCTTGCCATTCGCAACCACCATCTGCTTGGCTGCGTCGGTTCTCAGGCCGACCATCTCTTTCTCATGGCGGTATTGCCAGCCCTGGGTGATGAACCCACTGGCTGAATCGCCCACGGCGGAGAGTCCAGCGCCAAGCCCTTTCATCAAGGTGGCAGTTGCGGCCTCCCTGTGCTCGACCCGGATGGGAGTTCTCTGCACGTAGACGTAACCTTCAGAGGTCCAGCATTGGAGACGATTGGGGTTAGCAGCGTCCCGAATGGCATTGAAGCGCCGCTTCAGCTCATCCCAACGGACGTCACGGCCCATCACAATCTCTGGCTCACCGAGGAGATGGAATTCTCCGTCAATCTCATCAACGGTGTACTCGGAGTGCCAGAGGAAGTCGTACAAGTCGTCTTTGGTGGCGGGAGCCGGGATCCTGGAGTTGGTAAAGATGGTAGAGGGCAGTGCCCCTCCTTGGAAGGGAGCGATGTTCCTCACGACGTAGTCGGTGACGTCGCCAGAGCGGAACCCGTACTTTGTTCCGTTGACCGATAGAACGCCTTGGTTGTAAGCAGCGGTCGCTGCGACGTTCCCAAAGGTGTCCAAAATCTGGAACGAGACGGGCTCGACGAATTTGGAGAGGAGGACTGCCTCTTGCCTGGACCACGGGACCGTCTGGAGGTCTTGGGAGGCCACCGAAGCCACGGTCGTTGGAATCTCTAGCCCGAACCGGAGAAGGGCCCGATCAGTGGCGAGACTAGCCGTGTTGCGGTTTGAGCACTTCAGGATGGAGCTGTTCAGCGGATAAGACGGCCTTACAGTGTAAGCCGAATAGTCCCCAATTGGGCCCGCTAGGTTGTACCCGCAGTGCGACGAGTCTGAGTTCCCATACCGCCAGTAGCGAACGGGATAATCCACGATGACAGCGCCAGCAGCATCCTTGAAATACTTGATAGTCTGGAGGGGAGCTGTAGCAGCCCCCAGGGCGTTCGAGCTCACAACATTTGCGCCTGCGCTGGTATGGAGCTCTGTGGCGATTTGCTCGAACGTCGCGAGCGAGCCCAGGGCGGTGGTGAATGGGTCCGCGTAGGGCATGCTCCAGGAGATTGCCTCACTGTTGTAGCACGACCACCAGTTGTAGGTGCGCAGGTTGTCGAAGGGCTGAGGGACGTTGACGACCTCCGCCTTGACCCACGTGGGGGTGCATCGTTCGTTGGCTGCAAACCCGGGGGCGGGGGCTGGGGTGGTCAGATTTCCATCGGTGAACATCCTCACCCGCCCTTGGTTTCCTGTGAGCTCGCCAAGCGTCTTACCCTCCAACTGGTCAGGGTTGTTCGGGGCCGTGTATGGCTTCTGGCGGTAAACTCCGCCCATCCACTGGGATCGCAGACGCATGGTGACACGGGTCTGGTCCACGGCTTGGGCTTTCAGGGGTTGATAAATCGCCCCGACGAGAGTCTGGGTGAAGTCATTCCAGTCCTTCTCATCCTCGATCTTGGTGCTGCGCCAGAGCCGCGTGTCCCTCGTGTCTTGAAGCGTGAACTTGTTGGTGGATGCGGCACTTGCTGGGATGTAGACGGGTTGGAATCGTTGCATCTCCTTCGGGGAGATAAAGTCCCCGTCGAACCGATAGGGTAAGACCCCGACGATAAACATGCCGGTGGTGAACCCACTTCCTGCAACGATAACAGTGATGTCGATGTCCCCCATCCAGATCTCATGTTGATCGATCCAGCGCCGAGCCTCAGCTGACAAGGCTCCCAGTCCATAGGAGTACTTGAAGAGGACGGTGCCCTCAGGTCTTTCTGAGTCGATAACGATGACTCCATCCGAGAGGTCGTACTCCTTGCTTGCGTCGGTCATGACGTTGCCAAGGATTCCCTGGGCGGCGCCGATGCTGGGCACCAATGACGCTTGAAGGACGTTGGATGGTACGATGGATGTAGAGACCCCTGTGATGTTGTCAGCAAGGGGGTCTTGGACGAGGGATTGTGCTTGGGTTGGCAAGCCAGCCTGGGGCGGGATGTCCGTGGCGGGGACACTCAGCATTCCAGCACCAGCTGCTACCGGTGGTTTTGGCGCAAGTCCTTTCTTCGGCGGGGGTGCACGCTCCATCTCCTGCCTCTCAGTTGCCTGGATTGGCTCCAAGAAGCGGCGATGAGCTTCGATCTGTCTGCCCACAAAGGTCTTGATCTCTTCGGGGTCGGTGAAGGCATGCATCACGACGTCTTCGGTCAAATCTCCAGGCGGGAAATTCCATTTGCGCCCCGTGATACCGTACTTGTAAACATGGGCGCGGTATGCGATCAGAGTCAGTGCGGTGTCGTGGTACGCGATGAAGGTTCGGAGCCTCGTCTTGTTGTCTTCGTCGGCATCTTTCCGAATCTGGGCGTTGATGGAGACCGTGGGGTAGGTTGCCTCCGCGAGCATCGGTTGGATTTCGATGTCGTAGGGGGCCAACACAAAGGTCATTCCGTCCCATGATTTCATCCGGAATTTCTCCTCCTTTCGGGTGAGTATCAGGCCATCGTGGAAGATGGCTTTGACCGTCGCCTCATCCGACATGATGTTTTTCTCCCCTTGAGTCTTGCTGGGGAGCTTCCAGGCACCGTTGCGACAGTAACGGGCCAAGATTGTGTTGTGTGGAATTGGATTCTGCATTATAATCTCAATTTCTTCTTGTTTCTGACAATTAGTTTCCTCGAGAGGTGCTGATTGTGCGTGAGCAATAGGCTGGGTAGCTGGCTTTTTGTTCTGGAAAAAGGACTGGCGTTGTTTCGCAAACTCATCAGGAGTTAGTGTGACGCGTCCTCGCATTACGTTGGCGAGGTACTCGGCGAGAACAAACCAGTCGTCTTCGTAGACCACCCTCCGGGGCGTCTTCGCGGACCAGGTGAGGGCAGCGTCCTGCATACGATGAAAGTATTCAGGACCCCAAGCTATCGCCGAAATCAACGCCTGCTTGACCTTCGTCGAGTGGGCATCTTCATCAGCCGATGTCATCCACACGCACATGGAATCGACTGTGATCTTCTTGAGCGCTGGAAGGTGCGTGCCGAACTCCTTGAAGAACTTGGGGAACCTCGAGCAATAGGAGTTCTCGTCGAAAGGGAGCTCCCGTGGGGGTCCTGTCTTTGTGCTGTCAGTCGCAACGATGCCAAAGGATGCGTACATGGCTGCGATCATCTCTCCTGTAAAATCCACGCCAGGGCGAATGGAGGCCCAAACGTCATCTCCGTAGACCTTCAAGTAGACGTTCTTGTGAAACTGGTGGATTGGGTTCTTTGATGGGAAGCGCATTCTCCACTCGTGGTAATACATGAGGATGTGGTTCAAACAGTTCCTCTCTGTTGTCCCTGCGATACCTGAGCAGGCGATGCCGTCGACCTCTGTGACACAATCATCTACAAGAATGAACGACGTGCTTCGGTACAGGGCTGCTGCGAGCCCCTCCTTGGCACAGTCTTCTTTGTCAGCGTATGTGGAACTGAGCGCGCAGATTTCGCTCTCGAAGCGCTGGGTGGCCCGGATGACGTCAGGGTGTTGGGAGATGTCCCAGTTTGCGGCGTCGACGGTCATAGCGTGAGTGAGGTTGAATGACTTGGCTCGAACCATCATTTCGTCGAACTCGAGCTCGACGTTTTGCCCGATACCCCACGGCATTTCGCGGTGCAGTGAGCGCATGATAGCCCAGAGCCCGCCGTAAGTCATATTGAGCCAGATATTCAATGCCCAATCGCACGCGTAGAAGAGTCTGCCATCCCCCACGAGCCCTTTCGAAGGCTTCAAGAGCTCATCTTTGACACATGCCTTGTGGATACACATGATGGGGATTCCATGTTTGGCGAGGGTGCTAATCCGCTGGACTCTAGCTTTGAGGTCCGCCCATGCTTCGTGGTGGCGGACTGTCTCCTCTGAGCGGAACCCATCGCCCGGCGGGTGGAAGAAGTCGGACTTCTTTTGGATTCCATATTTCGTTTGGTAGTACACGCCAGCGTTCGTATCCATGGAAGCGGGGCTGAAGTGAGCATAATGAGGATGGGTGGGCTTCAGTCCGAAGACTACCTCGTTAAATGTCAGCCGATGGGCTCCCGCAAGCCTGTCTTTGTAATAGCGAACCATGTGGTTCACGGTGACGAGCAGATCTTCAAGGGGAGGTGCTTTCCGTTCGCGTTTGAACTTGAGCGCAAGAGTCCCAGCCAGGGAGTATGTCCCGTCGCGGCGCAAGAGTTGGGGGTGCCCCTGCGCATGGAGCAGATCTGCATCGGTTTGCAGTGGGACTTTCTCAGACTCCCAGGCTATGTTAGCCTTGTAGCGGGGCTCGAACTTCCAGTCCATAGTCGTCCCCGTTCTCTTCGCCCAACGGGCGATGACGGGGGTTGGGAGGACCGTGAGCGGTTTCCTTTTTGCAAGGAGCTCTGCGGTTGCCTCATCGACGAGGAAGTTTCCCACCTTCTGGGCGTTGCCCTGCGGCCTTTCGCTCGGCACCATGGACATGATCAAGCCGCGCGAAATGGATGTGGCGGTGGACATGGCGAACCCGTTGTACCGCCCGCAGTGCAAGGCGATGATCTGTGGTGCGAAATGCTTGCTCACTGTGATGTATGCCGTGCCACAGTCTCCATCAGCAGGGAGAACGTTGTCGACTGAGGTGTTCCAGGAAATCTCGTAGGACTCTTTCCGGGTCACTGGGGCGTCAGACCACGAATCGTCAAACTTGACTGCTCGCTGGGGAACGTAGTGGGCCATCCCAAACGCGACGGGCTCGGTAATGCGGGGAAGCTGGATTGCTACCTCGACGGCCGTCTCGGGGACCTCAGCGATGTGATCAATGAGCTTGGGCCACAATGGGGCTCCGGGAATCTTAAGGAGCGCAACATCCCGGTCTGAGTTGATGTAGACGACTTCAGCAGGACCTGTGTACTCCTTGCTCGTCACTGTCACGTTCGTCTGGTCGGCATAGATTGCGTGGGCCACGGTGACAATGTAGTTCTCGTGGGTGTGAAACCCGCGCACATTACCGTTGACCCCAACAACCGCCACGCTGGCCTTGCGCAACTTGGCCACAAGGGAGTCGAATGCGTTGGGCTGGTTGGTCCCCTCCTTAAGGGACTCTGCATGAGCATCCACTGTCTTTCCTTTGGCGACGCGCTGCAGGTAGGCTTTGTATGACACGGGGCCTTCTGCTGCGAGCTCTAGGTACTCGTTCTTGTAGTGGATCCTGTCGCTGTAGGCCATGGGAAAGTCGTCCTCATTGGCGAGTTTGGTCAGATAGGCCTCGTATTCCTCTTCAGACATCTTCTTTCTGCGGGAAAAGATCCGTGGTTTGACGGTCTTCTTGCTCTCTGCTGTGACGATGATCTCAGGTGTGAAGGTTGCTTCAATTAGCTCGCAGACGATGGGGTACTCCGTTGGGGCCTTCAGTCTCTCGTCAGGATCGACATAGGCGTCATTGAGCATTTGTTCGACATTCGCGAAGGACTTCCCCTGGAGACTCGCTGTTGCCTCCATGCGTGCGAGATCCGCGCGCACTGGCAGATATCCTGTGGGAAAGAGCTTGACGATGGCGCCGATGGTGACGGCAATTGCCGCTGTGGCTGCCAGGATCTTGACCCATGGGGCGTCTGCAAGTTTCTTTGCGAACTGCGCAAACCAGAGCTTCCGTTCTCCAGCGGCGAGTCTCTTCGCAAATTCACGTCGAATGGGTTCCAGATCAGGGTTGGACATGAGCAAGCGGTAAACCGCGGCACGCTGTGGGATGGGGAGAACCTTGGGGTCTCCCGCAAGGAGCGCGCAGGCTGTGTCCATGTCAAGCATAAACCCTGCAACTTCCCAGAACCCATCATGGACCACGACAGGTGCGGTGGTGGTGGCGCAGACGTAGATGACGTTGCCTAGCACCAGAAGGTGGTTTGAGCCCGCAACAACATGGGCGCACATTCCGGTTCCGATTGACTGGAGCTTCGCATGGTAGGTCTTCAGGAGGGGGATGAGGTCATCCGCGGTCCGAACCACACCATTGTACACCCAGTGGTCAAGGCCCGACACAGACTGTCTCTGAACGCGGTCAGACACGGTGACGGAGAGTCGGTCATGGGGCCTGCAGTATCCTCGGAAGAGAGCTGCTGGGCTCTTGATGTCTTCGACTAGGTGATCGAGCG